ATGCTTCGCATCCCGAAAACTACTGTGGCACGTAAACGTGACTACATTCTCAGGAAACTCAAACGGCTGTTAGAAAAAGACCCACTGGTCCAAGAATACTTGGCCTGAAATTAATCCAAGTCGTCCATTACCTCAGCCGACGCAAGAATCAAACCCGTGATAACAGCGAACACATGGCTATGCAACGGGCTGTTCTCAAAATCGTTAATCAAAGACTCCGCAGAGAACGCCATAGCGTGCTCAAACGGCAACACCACCATCACCGCCAACGAGTCATCATGCCATTTGGCATGACTCCCGTCAGCCACATCAAGTAAATGTGAATTGTCTTTTATTGTTTGGTAAATCTCCGAAGCCACATAGCCGTACTCTTCAGCCCACACATCCCAGTCGGCTTCCTCTGGCTCGGCATCCACTGTTAGCCCACCAGAGAAGCTGATCGAGAATCCCCGACCCGAGTAGCAGCCATCGCTTTCCCGATAGCAATCACAGCAGCAACAGCACCAATCTTCAACGAGTCACTCCAATCAGGGCCAGGAATAGCCATAGCGCCTACAAACCCTTGACAGAACGTAGCGAAACCACGCTCAAATGTGTCTCGCAAAAAATCTAAATTAAACAAAATATCTCCTTAAACGGTCCACAAATATCGCCAAGTGACAGGACCGCAAACCCCGTCTTTGCGGATAGGAAAATTAGCCTGAAATTCCTTGAGGGCAGATTGGGTTTTTCGCCCAAACACCCCATCAACTACAAGCTGTGCGTTAATGCGTTCATTCAAACGTGCCTGCAAAGTAGCCACGTTCTTACCTCTGGACCCACGATGTAAAGGCTTCCGACGAAAATCCACACCCAAAGATTCCATATCTTCAAGACGAATCTTCCAATCAGCACTAGAAGTAGGCTTATCCATCATCGGCATACCCGACTTAATCCAGGTAGCTAAACCGTCGCCAGGGCAATATGTGGTGCCGAAATCTCTATGACATTTGACCCACAAGTGATCGCCATACTCGTTCCGAATTGCCTCTATGACGGTAAGGATTGCCTCCTTCCCCTTCTCAGTTAGATCGTCACCCGAACCAATGTAGGAAATGGAAGTGGTTTTAGAGTTCTGCCCTTTCGTAGCTGCACCCTGCTTCCAACCACGACCCTCAAAGATCTCGCCAGTCTCACCAGAAACCAGCCAGTTGTAAGCGATTGAGTTCCATCCACGAGTCTCAACGTGATACTTGTCGTGTTGACGGATGCGATCCCAAGGAAAGGACGCAGAACCCGTTGTATGATGAACGACAATTCCTGTCGGGACACGGCGAAAGTCACTCAACCCCTTACCAGAGTCGATAGCTCCCCATTCGTCACGGGAAATGAACTGCATACCCATAGGGTAGTTTGTCCCTATAGCCGTGCTCCAGCCAATGAGCGTTCTTGTTTCATTTCATCTTTCGTTTCGTAGTACCGAGTTAGAAGCTCCCGCTCCTGCTCCCACTTAGTATTAGTGCGTAGACCCGCACCAAACATAAACGAAATCCAAGTAGACACAGCACGCTTCTGGTAGCTCTCCTCATCAGGGAACAGCCGTCGCAAATCTGTCAACGTTGGTAGCAACTGACCCATAGCGTGAAGCTCATAATCTTTCATCGCCCACTGACCCTTACTGTTCTTCGCTGCAATTCCAGGCAAAGACAAAGCATCCATCAAGAACGGAACCTTCGCATACGCACGGGGAACCACCTCGTACCCCCCATCGAAGTTGTAGCCCTTCCAAAGATTCTGTTTAGCTTTCCACTCATACGGGGCTTTAATCAGCGGAGTAATCTGGGTACCCAACGTACCCAGCGCCGTCTGTATGCGATCCATCACTGACTCATCCCTGGAGAACCTGAGCGACGGTTCAAGAAGCTCCATCGGAGCTTTGAACGGAAGATCAGGAAGAATAAACATATTCTCCCCCTCATACGTCCACGGAGTTTGAATCGCACCCTGACGTTCCATCCACTGAGGAACAACCTTCGGACGATCCTGCCCGTACTCCATTTCTTTCTTAAACGAGTTGTACTTGTTGAACACCGCTGGCCGACGGGCAGCCATCTCCATCATCAACGGCATGTTCTTACGAGTCCACGTATAGAACGGAACGACTTTCTTAATGACGTTACGTTCAAAGTCCGACAGATCATCGTAATCGAAATGGAATTTCATTACGTTCTCAAACGCTTCGTCAGCACCTAAGCCTTTGTAGAGACTGTCAAAACCCAGAGCACCACGCACAAACGTTTCCGTCGCCATACCCATATTTTTAGACAACTTCAACAATACGTTTTGCGACGACCCAGGGTTAGCAGCGGCAAGCAAATTAACTTTCCTGCCACCAATCCTGACGGTGGCCCTACTAGCTGCACCTGAAGAAGTATCCACAAACTCGCTAGCAACCTGCGCACCAGCACCCCCCAGACTGCCCGAATCAGCTAACTCCCGAACATAAGCAACATGCTCCGCACTCACCTTTGACGGATCAATTCCACGGGCACGCATCGCCTTACGCATCTTGGATGCCCTATCAGGCAATCCAAGACGTATGGCTTCCTCCTCTTGGAACTTCCAATACGCTCGCATAAATCTGCGATAATTCGACCAGTCCATCCCCGCCAGATGGTTCATAAACACAGCGGAGAAAAAGTTCCTCATGTGGAACCCAGGCTTCATAATCATGTAGCCACGCAACAAGTTGTGTAACTTGTCGTACTTACGGAAGAACGCTTTCGCTCCCCCACGGGCAACAAACCGTTCAGCCGCCATCATCGAATCAACTATTCGATCTGGCCCCTGGACCATTACCCCCATAGGTTTCCACCCATTATGGAAAGCATTCTCCAAAATGATTTCCCTACTACCGATACGGTGAATGTCGGCACGCTGCTCCGCAGTCTTACTAATCAAATCATAGAAACTGTCGGCACCTTCTTGCATTTCGCTATACGCCAACCGATTCATTTCAGTATCAGCCTGAATAAGAATCTCGGTTGATTGCCGAATAGCAATCAAATCATCGTTAGGAATATCTTCCAAGGCGACACCTTCGCCAATCCCTAAACGATTCAAAGTACCTACTGCTTCATTAACTTTCGTTTCTTGATCTGCTAACTCTGCAACGATTTGACGTTGGTTAACGTTATGAGCTTGTTTCTCGAAACCTTCTACTGCTGCTTCAGCCGAACGTCGTTCCGCTGAACGCAACTGGGTAGTAGCAGCCCGATACTCAGCAGTAACATTTTCGATACGACCCAAAACCTCGGCTTGTTTCGTAATCAAATCTTCTAAAGGATCTCCCGCAACCCTTCCCTCCGAAGGAGCAACCATCGCTGCTGCCATTTGACGTTCAAAATCTTCAATAAATTGAGGAGCGCCAACGAACGAAGAAACACCAGCTTCGAGTACATCGTCGTAACCAACTTCCGCAATAGGTTGGACTTTTCCCATGCCTTTGTAAGAAAAAGACATCGGATTTATTGCCACAATATTGGGGGCAGCAAACGACCCAAGATCACTAGCTCCTAAATCCTTAGCACCAGGAAATTTAGAAAAGAACTGTTCTCCTGAGTTAAACCACGCAGCCATGTTGTAGCCATCATTAGCTAGCGATCTTTTCCAAACATCAATGCCTTGTTTGTGGAGTCGTGAAGCAACTTCACGACCACCACCAACAGATCGAGGTGCAAGTTCAGTGGGCGTTGAACGGAATAGCCGAGTCGATGGCAACTCAGCCGCCATCCTTTCGGAATTTATTACCAACTGATCCCACTGAGCAGCCCACGCAAAAGTCAGTTCCGCTTGACGCGCTTTTGCATCAAACCCAATCGTTCCTGTGTCGCTCATCTCTTTCAGATGAGCGACTATCCCATCAAGCGCAGCTTCAGATTCGCCAGCATCAACAAGACTCGCAATATTCCAGTTGTTTTCACCTTTCATCCAAATTGCAAGCTGTAAGCGCTCTTCGTTACTCATCGAAGAAATGCGATTAAATATTGCCTCATCCGCAGGAGTCCAAAATAAATCTGAATCAGTGGATGGTTGAAGATTCTTAAACTCTTGAGCAGTCTCAACGATTTCCAAAGAATCTCTAACATTTTGTCGAACTACATCGTCGGGAAATTCGGAATCTGCAACATTTCGGAAAGCCTCAATTATCCCACCCAAAAGCTCAGGATCATTGTCCATGATCCGAGCAACTTGATCCAAAGTCATAGGAGCAAGGGGCCGATCAAGACCTCCACCTAAAATTTGGTCCTTCGTCAAAGCTGTCAAACGATCAGCTATCGAATTGAGTCGAGCAGGATTAGTTTCTATTCCCATCTGAACTGTAAGTTCAGCAGCCAACTGTGCTTGACGAGGAGGCAACCCATAAACCTTTATGTTTTCGCCGCCTACAGGAACATCAGCCCGCAACTGGTAAACATCGGCACCATAAACTGCTCCTTCTCCTAAGCTCTCTGGCGTGACACCATAGGCAACATTACCAGTGGACATATTTTTGCCCCACTTGTCACCCCATCCAGGCTCTTGGAAGTTGGAATACTCATCCCACACATTAGGTAAACGACCTTGCACCGCATGGGTAACCTCCATCTCGATGTCAGCTAACTGACCTGTGGCACCACGACTCGCCATCGACGGAGGTCGCACCCCACCTTCGGTGGGTGTCCCGACGGCACGAGCGACGAACTCCACAGGATCAGGAGTTCCAGTTTTTACTCTGCCAACAAAATAGTAGGTAGTGCCCGTGCTGCCTTCATACGCCCCAGGCAAAGCATCCAGAACCGTGACATCTAACCCAGTTTCTTCAAGAGTTTCCCTAACGGCAGTATCCAAAGGAACTTCGTTAGCGATCGGGCGACCTTTAGGAAAAGTCCATTGAACATTTCCGAAAGGCTGCCCAGTTGCGGCATCATCGGTTGGCATCCTGAGCATGACATCGCCAGCGTCATCGACACCTTCACCATCTTTAAGAATGACTAACCCGTAAGAAACATTTTCTGGAACTTCGTCACCCCACAATTCTTGATGAGAAGAGGTACGCAAACGGCGCTGAATGTCTGCACCACTCGTCGCAGTTTCATCAAACTGGTGACGACTGAACAGCCAATTCGACCAACGATCACCATCGGCATCAAGAACAAATCCATCTTTCCAAGTTTGGACTGCATCCAATACGGAATGATCCCTAGCCATTGGGCTTCCTGGTTGTCCCTGATTACCTGGAAGTAGCACTCCCGTTTCAACAGCCTCATGCGCCTCTCTCGCCGCTGTCGAGTCGCCTTGTAGAGCGAACCAATCCATCGCTTGAGTTTCGGGAGTTTCCCCAGGAGACAACCAAGGGGGATACCCCTCTCTCTTAGAGGACTGTTGAATATCGCTATATAACTGAGCACTACTTTCAAAACCTTCAAAGGCTTCATCTAGGGCGTCCTCGGTGTATCCCTGACTAAAGAACGCAGACTTACTTAAATCTTCAGACCCAGCATCCAAGAATGGTTTATTAAACGTTTCAGCCAAAACCCTTGAACGTTCTTCTAGGAATTGAGAAAACTTTCGGATCCGATCGGGAGACATTTCTGGGGTATGACGTTTAACGAAGTTCTCCCAACCCCCGTAACGGGCACGCAACATAAGAAGATGATCCAACTGTTGCGCTTGCAACCCAGCGTCAGGACGACCCACCATCTGAGTCATTTGGAAACGCTCGTCAGTTAGCTCAGAGACAGCACGCCAATCCCAACCGCCATCAGCATTTTTAGGGATACCTTGCGCCCTATTAAAGAAAGCTGCACCATTGTCGATACGGACAACAGCAGTTTCTTCTATGTTCCACGGGGTAATACCAATGTTGTCATTCCATGCCCCCATTCCATCCCAATTAGAGAGAAGAACATCAGCCATCCATCCGTGACGAACTGCCTCAGCCAAAGGAAAAACCTTAGCGTTACGAGGAGGATCAACACCCATTTTTTGGGCACCAGTATTTGGATCAGTCCAAACATACAACTCGTCAATAGGACCAGGACCACCACCTGGAACATCCATAGCTGTTTGGAAATCGTCAATTACAGGAGCAATATGGTAAGCCTCACCCCCAGGGCCAACCGACATATACGAATCAGGGGCACCGAACCCAAGCTCCCGATACATGGCATTAGACAACACCTCGGAAGCAGCCCGATCTATCGACCCAACAGGGTTGCCATCTTCATCTAATTTCGGAACTGGCAGACCATCTTCATCTACAACCTCGTTGTACTGTTTGACGTAATACCGATTCCCCTTTGCGTCTGTAGCGAAACCACCAGGATTAGTACCTCGATTTGGTTCGGTACCTCCAGCAGCCACATTCCAATCAACATCTAGTTCGTCAATCCCAGGACGAGAAAACCCGACAGGCATCTTAGAAGTATTCTTCTGAGCCTCAACAGCATTCCGCATCTTACGCAAATACACATAATCCCGAACAGTCAAAACCTGCTCATTACCCGCAGCATCAAAATAAGAAAGATTTAACTGCGAACCCTTAGCCTCAATCTCAGCACCCAACTCATCTAAACGACCCGCAATCTTCTCCCCCACCTGCTGCTCTATCGAATCCAAAGCCGCCATATCAGGCAAATAAGTGGGACTCGGCAA